CTGCAATATTAGAGTATGATGCGGGTTATACCCATTATGCTGCAGAGCAAACCGCCGCCCAACAAATGGGCTATGCAAACAAGGCTGACTTAAAAATACATATCCAGAAAATAAAGGCAGAAACAATTAATGGGTAAATTCATCTATAAAGTATACAAATCACCATCTTCAACTATTTTAGAATACGAAGTTGATAGCTGGCAAAAAGCAATAGATATCTGGTCAAACTTAAAACAATCAGGTAATTCACCGTACATAAGCTGTATAGGTGAGGAACGTAGTATGGTTGTAAATAGTCAATCAGGTATACGGGAGTGGAGTGATTATCTACTAATGAACAATTACAATCGAGTGGAGCGGAGAATTATGTTGGATATGCAAGATCAGGAGATGAACGGTATGAAAGTAGTAGAAGTAGAAGAAACAGGTAATTTCGGGTATAGCGCCTATCTAGAACGGGAGGCCGAGGCCGAGTATCAGGCCTTGGTTAAGGAATCAAATTACACAGTAGCAGAAGAGTGTGAAAAGAAAAAAGCAATAGACTTTCACGGCAACTTCAGTAAGATGGATCAGTCATCTCAAGATGAAATTATTAATCCGAAGCACTATAAAATGATTCCAAAAGAGGCTTATGATCGATTCCCCGAGGGGCTAGAGTATATGGATCTTATGGAGTATATCTTAGATAGCCATAGCGGTGTTAACTCACATCTATTGGGTCAAATCTTTAAGTATTCTTGCCGACTAGGTAAGAAGGATGCTGACCTTCAAGACGCCCGTAAGATCGAGTGGTATGCCTCTCGTCTTGTCAAATCCCTAGAGAATCAACTCATTGGCGGAGAGTTTTAATGAGTGTGTCTGGATGGTATGAAGGGGAATACAACATTATTAACTTCCATTACGATAATGTAAAAGACCCAACACATCTTGCACGGCTATTGCTAGATCAGTTTGGTAAAGATTGCGTAGGTGTTGATCTAGAGGCTTCAGGTGAATATTCAGATGGATCCGATGCAGAAGATAGCTTAGAAAAGTTATTTGATGTATTAGACCCACCTGAATGGCCTGACTTTGTAGAAGGAGACTTAGTATGATAACTCAAGAAGATATTGAGGCTATGGGCTATACCTCAAGCGACTTTGAAGCAGTAAGGAAGGATGTTGACCGGGCTTTGCATGGAGTTCAATCAGCTAAACACTGGCTAGATGAAACTGGGGGGTATGAATCGGATGTTTTAAACGATGCATATGAAAATATAAAGATGGCTGAACGACAACTATTAAGAGTATTATCGGAGGTAAACTGATGAAACTGTCACCTGATTCCCGTGTTATTCGTAAACTTGCTGAGTCCCTTCGAGAAAGAGACTTAGAACTAAACATCCATCGTGCCATCCACCAAGCCGCTATGGCACTGGATTTAGTACGTGATGCAGAATACCGAGTACAAGACGAATACTTAGATCAACAATAATTAGGAGAATATACTATGCCAAATTGGTGCATGAACAGCGTACAGATCTCTGGTGAAAAAGAAACACTAGAGAAAATTAAGATAGCCGCAGATAATGGTGAACTGCTTAACTTCCTAGCCCCCTTGGGGCAAGACTGGGAATATGGTGTAGCGGTAGACACATGGGGAACTAAGTGGGATATCAATGAACCATATTGTGACTGGGATGGTGATGATACTTTGCAACTGAGTTTTGATAGTGCTTGGGGGCCACCCTTAGGGGCATATGACACAGCAGAGTCCACATTAAACTTAGACATTACAGCAAGCTTCTACGAGCCTGGAATGTGTTTTGTAGGTGATCGAGATGGCAGCTGGGAGTTTGACTTTGAGGATGAAGACTGGGCTGATAATATTCCTCAAGAACTAATTGATGATTGGGCCCTAGACGATGAATACGACAATTGGAAAGAGTGGCAAGACGAAGAAATGGAGTAAATATGAAACTAGTATTTGACATTGAAGCTGACAATTTGCTGCCTAAGCTAAGTAAGTTTCATTGTGCGGGTGCTATTGATATTGATACCGGGGCGGAATATTGGTTTCGCCCCAATCAACTTCAAGAGTTTCTTGACTTGTTAGACAGCGCAGAGGTGATTATCGCCCATAATGCTTTTGGGTATGACGTACCTGCGCTAACTAAACTAACAGGTTGGAAGCCTAAGGCAACCGTACAATGTACTAAAGTAATGTCCCAAGTGCTTAACTATAGGCGCTTTGGATTCGGACACTCCCTGAAAAAGTGGGGGGAGTTCTTTAATGACCATAAGGGAGACTATGCTGGAGGATTCGAAACTTTTAACGAGGACATGTTTGTATATATGCAACAAGACGTCCGGCTACTTGTTAAGGTATACAGGCATCTTATACAAGAAACCAAGAACTATATTAATGCCTCAAAATCTAAAGCTATTCTCAAAGCTTTGCGTTCAGAAATGTCAATGGATGCAATCATGGCTGAACAATGCCAAAACGGTTGGAAGTTTAACTTAAAGGGAGCTAAAGAGCTTAGTGAAACAATTGATCAAAGGATGCAGGAGATCGAGTCCTTTATCAACCCGCTACTCCCCGGAAAGGCAAACGTAGTTGACCCAGATACTATAAAAGAACATGAACCAATAACGGGGAAGCGCTATGCAATACCAAAGAAACCATCCTATACGAAGTCAGGAAAACTCACAAGCCACATTAGCCGTTGGTTTGGGCTTGATCTGGGCACCACTGTTGATACTTGTCCCATTTGGGGTGAATACTGCCGTGTCACTTTTGATACTGGCGATATTGGTAACACTGATACGGTTAAACGTTATCTTGGAACAATCGGGTGGGAGCCGGACGAATGGAACTGGAAACGAGTTAACGGAGAGTTTATCAAAGTCTCAGCAAAACTCTCAGATAGTTCCTTGGAAGGACTCGGAGATGTAGGTCAGGCTCTTATGGAGTATTATACCTTGCGCTCTCGGAAGTCTATCCTAGAGGGTTGGTTTCAATACGTTGATGATAACTTTCGTTTACACGGCGATGTATTCAATATCGGCACCCCAACATTTCGTCAGACCCACAAGATTATTGCGAACTTGCCGGGAGCCTACGCTACGCTTGGTAAGGAGTTCCGAAGCTTGTTTGTGTCAGAACCGGGCTATACCTTGGTTTCAGCCGACTCTGCAGCCTGTCAGTTAAGATTGTTAGCCCACTATATGGGAGACGATAAGTTTACTGATACCGTACTTAACGGGGATGTTCATCAGATGAATGCCGATATTTTAGAATGTACCCGACCTCAAGCTAAACGATTTATCTTTGCTTATCTTTACGGCGCTGGCGCTCAAAAACTTAGCGGTTATATCGGGAAGACTGTACCTCAAGCTAAAAAGGCAATGTCCAAATATAAGAAAGAACTTCCCGCTCTAGCTAGGCTCATAAACAATGTAAGTAACTTAATTGAGTCTCAGGGGTTTATCCCCGGTCTAGATGATCGTAGGATTATGCTAGATAAGTCTGAGCGGCACAAGTCTTTAAATTACCTCATTCAGGGTGCAGAGGCAGTTGTTATGAAGGCAACTGTTGTTATGATTGACGAGGAGCTTAGGAAGGCTAATATTGACTTTAAGCATGTGTTGTTTTACCACGATGAACACACTGTTGAAGTTCGTGAAGATCAAGCAGAACAGACACGGGAAATAATTATGAGATGCTTTGAGGAGGCCCCAAAGGCTTTGGGCATTGATATTATGACTTGTGGCGACTGTAACATTGGAGAAAACTACTATGACGTCCATTAAACCAATAGTGCCTGTTATTCGTTCTATGACAAAAGAAGAGCGACAGGCTTCAAAAGATCGTGATAAAAAGAATGGTTGGCGCAAATGTGTTAGCTGCGGCAATGCAAGTAAAGGAACTTGGTGTGGATTCTGTCTCGAAGAAGAGTGAACAGATTAGACTTAGGATTAGGCTTAGTGTAGCTGCCTATTCTTATGAGTACAAGAGTAAAAGCATTATGTCTGACGCAGAGTTTGATCGCTTATCTTACTTGGTAGATACTAACATTACTACTGGTGATCGTAAGCTGGATAACTTTTTTAAGAAACATTTCGAACCTGCGACTGGCATGTGGGTTCGAAAACACCCTGATAAGGCGGGGCTAGAGAATATTTACTACAGAATCTGGAAGGATTATTAATATGTATATCAGTGTAGAAGAAAATATACGCATTGAGTTTGACCGTTTCTTTGAAGCAGTTAAACTACACAATCACGAAATTAATGATCAAGTTCGTGATATGCTAACTATCTTAGAGGAAAACATTATCCAAGAGTATAATGGTCAATCTGATGAGATTTTTAACGAAGGCTATGATGAAGGTCGTGATCATGGTTTTGAATCAGGTTATGAAGTAGGCCATTCTGATGGTAGAGAAATAGGCCAGGATGAGGGCTTCTCAGAGGGTTTAGCAGAAGCCCTTGAAAATTGTAACTGTAAAGAGGAAGATTGATGTTTACTGTTGAA